ATGGCCTTTTACATCTGTTAACGCCATCTGGCTATTGTATGTTTGATAGTCGTGTGTTCTCTCGCTGAACTCAAGTTCCATACCAAGATTCATCAATATTTGCTGTGTATACACCATGTATTCTAATTTCTGATTGTTGTTTGAGTCATCACCGAGCACTCTCGCAAACCAGAAGGAGTCTTTGAAAAGATAGGGTATAATGCTAATGAACAGTATAGTAAACAAACAGTTCAACAATAGTGTGCTCCAGTCTCCACTGAAAGTCTTGCCGAACATTGTTGCTCTGAAAAAGTCGGTTTTGGCTTGGGCCCACCAAGAATTTATGACTATCCAAAACATCTTTTCGAGCGCCCTTGTCCAAATGCTCTTATATCTATCTGATCTTATGTAAGCCATTATGTTACACACGTCGATGAAGTTGCAGGTGGTTCCAAAACACCAAATGATGAATGTGATACATAACAAAATTATTTTGACTAGATAATGTATACTTCGATCGAACTTTCCAAAGTCTGTGTCCCATTTTGCTGGTCTTTTTATCATATCCTCAGCTAGATCCTCTCCTGTCATACAATTTGTTATTGTTATTTCATTTTCATCAAATGTTCTGTTTTCCTTGAGCTGTTCCATGACATTATCAGATAACATACCTGCCATCTGACTGTCGATATGCATTGCGCAAATGTTTCTAGGTACTTTGTCATCGTCTTCTTCCATTGATTTTTTGGCTTGCATAAGTTTTTCGTTTTTTATAAATTGAGAGAATGATCTCGCTCTTTTCTTGTCAAAACAATCTTTTCTCTCATTATACATTCTTTTTCTGTGGGACGGTTTCTTCTTTATGAAAGCTGCATATCTCTCATTGAAGTTTCTCCAGTCAGTTACTGATGTCATCGGTGGTAGTTTTCCTTTTTTGAATAACCAGCTAAACACTCGTGGTACCATCCAAGCTATGACGCTAGCCATGAGCAAGTTTATCCCGGGTGTTTTGTACAACCTTTCAACGAAACTCAATAGTCTGTTCTTTTGTGAGTTTCTATAATTTACTGGGGCCATATGTGCTATGTCCGGTAATGGAGATATGTGTGAGTATTTTGCGGTAGGTATGTTAACTCTTTTATTTCTTAGTTGAATGCCTCTCATCATTTTTATTCTTTTCTTGCTATTGATCAACGGTACTAATCCTAAATCTATCTCATCATGATCTCCAAACTTTATTTTCTGTATAGGTGGGTACATTTGTGAGTAAACTTCGATTTCTTTTTGTTCAACTTTAACTTTTTTATTTTGGTTGCTTAAAATGATCATGTTGGTGTTTGAATTTCTCTCAATGTTTATTATATTTCCACAAGTGCATTTGGCAGTCATCGTTTGGTCTTGCTCGGTGGCTATGAAATGACAAGCATTTGACATTATTGGATTTACATATTTTGCAAATTCGTCATGGTGAGAAGGTGTTGGGTTGTCTTTGTGTATGTGGAAGGTGAAAAACAAGTGATTTGTTGTTTTGTTTGGATAGAAACTGAGTGGTGAAATGACTTCTCCAGGGCTGGCTATACAGACAAGCTGCTCATGAGATCTCTCTCCTTCATCTAGAGACCAAACTTCATACAACACGTTTGGCTTCGGATCTTGAATGGGTATTGATGGTATAGCTATTGTTCTGTGGACTTTGGCTTGTGGTGACTTTGTGGATCCTTTCCTAATGGTTTTGCTCATACTCTGATTCCAGTGAAAATACCATTCCATTTTTTGCCAATAACCCCCTGGGTTGTGCATTCTGTTGTAAACATTTCTGTCCACAACGATTTCTACACCTACTCCGTAAGGATTGCTCACTTTATACACTACGTCACATTCTTGTTCAACAATCCAATCCAATAGAGCATTTTGATCAATGTACTCTTGGCCTTTGCTACTGGGCATGATTTTGTTTGTTGGTGCGTCGATGAACAAGAAGTCCTCTCTCTCGGGTTTGTACGTCATTTTTATCTCCCATGCTCCTTTTCTAATACCTGCTTCAAATTCTTTTCTAGTTAGTGCAACGTTTGCCAGTGATTTCTCTGAGCATATGTTTTTGAATTGTTTTCCACCTGGTGTGCAATCTATTAACTTGGTTTTGTGTACTTTGTTGGCTTTGATATAATCCACAATGTTGGAGTACTTTTCTACGGCGGGTTGTTCGTTTTTGCATTCACTCATGTCACTTGTTGTTTGAATTAGAGTTTCCTCTATGATGTTTTTCTTTCTTTTCCCTTTGGCTATTTCTCCATTGAAAAATTGAGCTGTGGCTTCGTTTTCTATACTGGGTACGATGGTTCCTTGTAACATTCTGCCAACTCTCCATATCTCGTTGCAAGCTTTCTTATTCAGGAACAGAGTATGTGTGGGTCTCGTGAGTGAAACGATGACTTGCCAATCGTCCCAGAAGTCTTCTGTTACATTGAGGTACGTTCCGTATTTGCCTTTCTCTGTGTGTCCTTGGCTCTGTGAAATGGTCGTGACATTGTGTTTTTTGACAGGTTTGTTGTTCTTCATCTCCCAAGATTTAACGTTGTTGTGTGTGATGACCGACAAACTCGTTTC